TACTTGGCTAGTAGATAGTCCTAAGTATGGGTCTTGCAAGTAAGATGGCATTTGGGCATAACCTTCTGCATATCTTTGTGCAGCAGGGAAGTTCCCTGATAGTATGTCCTGTAATGTAGCCATGTTAAGTCCCATTGTTTGCAAATTCTTTATGGTATATATTTCTGTGGTAGTCTATAACCTCTTTTGCTTTATTAATATCAGAATACATACCTAAATATTTGTGTATTTTATTAAATGTAATTACTACTTGCCATTTCTTAGCACGTTTATGCCAAGTAACGCCTTTTACTCCAGATGTATTTTTAACGCTCATCTTTCTATTATAAGCATTTTCACTTACACTAGCTTTTCTAAGATTGCATATTCTATTATCAGTTTTAATGCCATTTATGTGGTCTATATGGTCTAAACTAAATTCTCCATATATGTATAACCATGCTAATTGATGTGCATGATACCTTTTACCATTTATAGCCATTCTTACATATTCATTATCTATACCACCACAAATATCTCCAATTTGTCTATTAGAATACTTATGTGTTTTTATCCAAGTAAAAATACCTGTTTCTTGGTCATAATGAACTTCTTGCTTTAATTGCTCTTGCGTAATCATATTACTCCTCTAACTAGGTTAATTAAAAGGCTAGTCATGAGTTAGCATGACAGGGAGCGACCCTTTTCGCCTTATCTGTTACAACTTACTTTCTTTTCCGTTTCCTGTAAGTGGGTATATCATTCTATGATACGTACTCCACCATTCATCACTATAATCTGTGTTTTGATAATCCTTGAAACAGCAAGTTCCAAGTGTGTGATGCACTAGTTTAGCATCTGGGTTGTATTCGTATTCTGTTTCTAACCAGTTCCATGTTTCGTCTAGCTTACCTACTTGTTCTTCTGGATACTTGAGCCATTCAAACCTGTGTAGGTATTTGCCATCTTTTTCCATAACAAATCTAGGTGTTAATTGTTTGTTTAAGTGATGCCCACAATTCCATAGCATTACTGAAGACCAATTCTTTTTAGGATAATCTTCGTTTTTTGCACCTAAGTATTTAATAGGGTGTTTAGTTTGGTAATGATGCTTAACTACTTTGACAGCTTCGTCTTGCTGAAACTCCCATAACAACTCTGCAATGTCTGACCTTACAATCATGTCACCATCAACCCACAAAGCCATGCCTTTAAAACCACAAAGATAAGGCACTAGAAAGCGTGAGTAAATGAAAGCATTGCTTCCATCCTTATGAGTTTCTGTATACTCAGATAATGTATTTAAAGCCATTGGTGTAAAGCTAACAGGTATTGATGAATGCTCAATTACGCTTTGGCAGAATACTGCATAAGCTACCGGTTCTACTTTTAAATCCATTCCTACAAATATTTTAAGCATTGCTTATTATACTATTTCTTTTTGTTGCGTGAGCTAATATTCTTTGCCTTTGCTTTTGCATCTGCTTTACTAGATGCTCCCCATGCTTTTAGGGATAGTAATAGTCTTGTTGGTTCACCGTTAGGTTTACGTTCTGGTCCTGGCATATTACCCATACGAGCTAAGAATGATGCACGTCTAGGATTGTCCCCTGACTTTACTGGTGCTTTTAGATTGCCACCTGTTTCTTTATTGTAAGAGGCACGACCCTTAGCGTTAAGTCCGCCTTTAGGGTTCTTGCCTGCTTTCTTTTGCCAAACACTCATTTCTTTTTCTTAGCTGTCTTTGCTGATTGTTTAAATGCCATAGCTGTAGGTGCGCCCTTTGTTCCTACCTTACGCATCTTCTCACCTGAGCCAGCTTTAATTCTAGCTTTCTTTGCTGCGATATTTGCGTATAGACCTGGCTTATTTGCCACGTTTAGCTGCCTTTTTCATAGGCTTAGCTACCATAGCTTTACCTGATTTGCTTGCTGCTTTTTTAGCTGCTGCCATACCTGTTTTAGTATAAGCGTATTTTTTTCCGTCTACCATTGGCATAATTATTTCCTTTTCTTTTTGTTTGCGATAGAAAGACTAATTGCTATCGCTTGTTCAGGGTCTGTAACTTTCTTAGATGACTTACCTACATTTAAAGTTCCTGCTTTAAATTCTTTCATCACTTTGCTGATTTTCTTTGATGCTTTTGTCTTGGCTTTCATTATCTTTCCTTAATTTAATAAATCTATGGTCATATCTACAGTCGTTGCATAGCGGATACTCGGTAGAGTCAAAGGGGTCTCCGCATTGGGAGCATATCGTTACTAAAAATGTCATATAAAAGAAAAAGCCCAACCACGGAGAGAGTGCAGTCAGGCTTTTGTAAAATCACGTTTCTTTGGGACAGGAGTTATCCAAGAAGTAGTATTATACACGATACTGCGTTTCTGTTCAACAACATTATGCGTTTATTCTTCTTCCTGCAATTACTAAGAGATTGTCATACGCCATATCTATATTCCATTCGTAAGCTAATGGTTTCTTAGCGTTTAGGTATTTAGCGTATATAGCGTTCTGTTGTTCTTTAGGTAAGCTATGCACAATGGCGTGAATAGTTCTAACATTAGACATATCTTGAGCAGAACACATCTCTTCAAACGCATCACTTGTAGACTCTCCACCAGATGACATGCCTATGCTTTTAGATGGATAACCCAAACGGTGATTATCCGACTTCATCCATAAAGCCCAATCCTCTAGGATGGACAATAAGCGTTCCATACTAATCATATTGTGTTAGCGTATAAGCTACGCTTTGCCCAAATGTTTCTTGTGTAGTTCTTTGTTGAAGGTTATGTTTAGCGTCATCTGCATTATGACTGATAACACCTTTTATTTGGTCTTCTGTGAAGTTTGCTGTGTGTCCAAATATACCTTGTAATGGATGTGGCTGTGGAATGTAATAGTGCATAAGTCTATTATCTTTATCTTTGAATGCGTGTATATGACCTTCCATCTTCATGGTGACAAGCAAGTTTTTAATAGTATTGTAATTGCCATCTACATGTGCTGCTATATCTTTTATAGCTTTAGGCTCTGTAAGATAAGCTAGTATTTTATCTCTAATGTTCACGATATATCCTTAACTTTACAACTCCATTTTTTTGTCTTTGCGTCCATGTGCCAACCGTGGACATGTATTAAAATATTTGCATCACGAACATAACCTACATTTTCATGGTCAGCTATTTTTTTAACTCTTGCAGACATATTACTAGCGGTAGTAGTTTGCACACATAGTATTTGATTTGGCTTTAAAGCTAAAATATCTCCAAACCCCCAAAGGTCTTGACGTATTCTTGCGTAGTAATTGTAATGTTCAGTAATCCAACAAAACCATCCATCTGCTCGTAACTGAGCCAAGCTCAACTGCGTTGGGCTAATCTTCGCCAAATTGTTCTCCATTAGGTTTACTTACACCGTCTTTAAATCTTTTCTCTACATTACCGGTGGACTTATTAAGTTCGTATTCATAAGCGTGTGGTGATACGTCATCACTATTCTTTTCCTTTTTGAATATCTTGTCCCAGTTATCTTGTGCTTCTTGTTCAGAAATTAACAATGGTCTTCTTCCAGAGCCTTTACCCATTTATTTTACCTCCAAATGTCCGTTTTCAAATAACCAACCTATGGTGCGTCTATGAGCATCTTCCCATAAGTTTATTCTTTCTTCTCTACTTAACTCATTGCTACTATCCATCATAACATGGTGCTTATGGCAGCAGTAACAGATGCGATAATCGTGACTTTTAATTCCGGTGCCTTTTTTATCACGCAATTGATTACTATGACAGGCTACCACAGTTCCGTCATTGCTACCACATAAAACACACGGTGCATCTTTAGCAAGTTTAAGTAGTTTAGGGTTACGATAGTTCATCATAGTCCCACATCCAGCCCAAATTAGTTTGCGCCCAAATTTCTATTGAGTTTTGGTATTCGGTCATCTCTGAAGTTGTTAGTTTTGTCGTTGACTTTATAAGCTCTACAGGCATACCTGCAATTTCTGTTTGGTATCGTAAAAATTTATATCCCATGAGTTCGTGTATCTTGTCTTTTTCAATACCTGTGTGTTGAGATATGCTTGTATATAATTGCCATAGTCTTTCATTTTGCTGATGACTTCTGTTAAGTTTAGCGTCTGTTACTGTTACACGCCAGCGTTTAGTGAAGTCAAGAGTTTTTAGTTTCTCTATAAGCTGGGGTAAGTTGTCTTTGGTTAATGCC